TGGTTACCTTATCTAGAATCAGAAGGTGTAGTAAAGAAAATCATTAAACATTAGGAGATAAAATGACGGAAGAAATTAAAATAGAAAGTGGTATACCTATACCAAGTAGAGCAAGAGTAAGTTCTTATAATTACCCTTTTGGTGATATGCAAAAAGGACAATCTTTTATGATACCTGTGGTTGCTACAGCAGAAGAAGATGATCTTAATAAAGCTTTAACTAGATTAAGACATCGTTTACGTAATGCGGTTAATAGATATAAAAAGACTACCGAGGGTGGGTCTTTATTAAAATTTGCAGTTCACCAAGTTTTAGAAAAAGGTGTAGATAATGCAACTATTAACGGTGTTAGAGTTTGGCGGGTGGAATAATCCGCAATCATATATGGCTTTACTTTGTAAAAAATGTAAAGCAGTATAATAATGTTTTTGTTAAATAAGAAAGGAGAATAATATGCCAAAAACTGAAAAAAAGTCAACGCTAAAAGTCGTTGCAAAAACCCCAAAGGCGAAAGGTAAAATATCAATACCTGCCCCTGTAAAGAAGACACGATCTAATATTGCGTCTTCTGTAGTTAAAGTAAAACAACTTCCAGACGCTACTGCGAAGTTACCTGCTCAAATGCATTCTATATTAGAAGCACTTGATACATTTAAAGGTAAACAAGCAGACGTTACGGAGTTAATGACCTTTGCTTATAAAGAAGGTATTTTAACTACTAACCAAGACCCATTAAGAATCTTTAGATTTTATAAGAAAAGATTTCTTGATGAAGGTATCTTAGAAATTGTTAGTTAACAATTTAATCTTTTGGGTGAGTGAAGTATCATGGATATAATGTTTCATTCACCCAAAGGTATATTGAAAGATAATAGATTATTAGTAAGCTACGATTTAACCAACATAAAAGATTGGGAAAAATTATTTTCTTATGTTGAATACGAAGAACAGGAAGAAGGTTTACAACCTAGTGATCTTGATCCAATTACCCAACAAATTATAATATGTAGTCATTGGTTTAATATTCCAGAGCTAGATGATTTAGGAATACATTCATGGTTAATTAGACAACATATTTTAACTAAGTTAGATTCTTGGGAAGATCCTGTAAAGCCAGAAGAATTATTTAAAAGACACGGATTAATTACAGACGTAGATTATTTAAATACTAAACAATGGTTTGAAACAAAACTTTATGAAATATGTTCTTTACACGTTATAGAAGACATAAGAATACAACCAAATAAAATTTATAATAAATATATTGAAAGTAGAGATAGAGAACAAAGACGTAATCATTTAAAATTAGTTAAGTCTTAAATCGCTTTACTTTGTTTAAATTGTTATTTATATTATAAGTATGTTAATTATTAGAAAGGAGAATTATTATGGTGACATTCCCGGACGATTACGATCCGTCTAACTTTGATAACCAACAAGAAGATGGTCCTGATGAGGATTACAGACCTACTAAGTTATCAGATTTCGAAATAGAAAATAGA